TATTTTTTAACATGCATCAAGTTAGTTAGAGTAATTTCGTTATTTTTAGAGCTGTGTCAGCACTCGAAGTGTATGGGGCCTCCCTTGTTAAAACTCGTGCCGTTTGATGAACAATTTTAAACCTCTTTTTAGGTTTAATTGTTCACTCGGCTCATTGGATTTTATATTACAATGAGCAGTGGACTTTTAAACTATACAAATGATAACAAAGGCAAGACGTATAACAAGATTTACCCAACAGATTTTAGGTTGGGCGGGACGTATTCCGTAGCTGCTCGTGCGATTCGCGAGCGTGAGGAGTACATGAAGGATAATTATGGGAGTGATTACTGGCTTCTCAAAGATCTTAATACAGTATCAGATTTATATGAACTGGATGATGATATTGAGGAACCCGTGGTACCCCAGGCTCTTTTTGAAAGAGCGGCATCTTCTTATATCTGGAATAGGGTACGATCTGGCGATGTGACGCCAGAGGTCCTGAAACGATTGGAAGTTGTTGTAGCAGCATATGCTGCATTGTCTGAGTGTAATTCCACTAAGCAATTTGTGGCGACCTTATTTTTGATTTTGCGTACTGAGTACCGTGATGCTATTACGGAAGGAGTATGCAAGGCCATCCTTAGGTATTTGTCACTTTCCGCGGAGGAAGGAATTACGGCCCAAAGTGAAGATGCTACGCCAAGTTGGTTGGATAGCCTTCGCACTGCTGGGGATAACTGGCAATTAGCCCTTCGTAATCCGTGTGCCGATAAGGTACAGGATTTATTAACTATGTTAGTAACAATGGGCGTTTGTGGACCTATAAATCTCAAATTTGGGAATTTAACATTGTTTGCTATTGAAGCACGCAAAGAACAGGTTCACGCCACCAGTATGATAGATGCTACTTTTAGAACGTTACAGTTTTTGGCAGAAAGTGGATATGCTGCTTATGCAACAGGTTCATTTATGCCATTTCTGTTTACTCACAGTGCAGCAGTCAGATTGGACAAAGAATATCTTGAATTATTGGATTTGTGTGAATACGCATTACCAGGAAATTTAGAGAGATTTACGGACATTAGTCCACATGATTTTGACTACAGGATGGAAAAATGTATTAGTGATACTACGTTAATGTATGAGACTATTACATCACCTCCTGAAAAGCGATTGATTTTGTCCAGATTGCAGAACTTGAGAGCGAAACATAGTGCTTATCGTCAAACAAAAGTTACGGGAGGATTGAGAGTCCGTCCGTATGCTATGTTTGTTACAGGTGGTAGTGGGTTAGGAAAATCGGATGTTACCGATATTCTGTATAAGACCTGCGCTGCGTACAATAAAGTCGACGCACATGACGACAAGGTTTGTACGTATAATTCTTCGGATAAATATATGTCAAATTATAAATCGTATATGACGGTTGTGAAATTTGACGACTTTGCGAACTCCACATCCGAGTTCGTAGAGGGGAATCCTGCCATGATGTTGATTAAGATTATCAATAATATTCGTGAGTCTGCCGTGATGGCGGATTTGGCAGATAAGGGTAAAGTTTCTATTGAACCCATGTTTGTCACTGTTACGAGTAATGTTATGGATTTGGATGCCCATATTTATTCCAATTGCCCTG